TCTCAGGCTACCATCGTGGCATGAGGTTGACAGCGACCGAAGAAATGTTGCAACGCTTGTCGAAAGTACGTAGAATAGCACCTGTCGCAAGTAACGCTACGTACTTTCATAGCAACAAAGTGCGGCCCAAATGGTCCGCCAAGATGAAACGAATTTTAACCATAGGAAAGCATGCTTTTTATGCTGTCCGAAAACCGAAGGAGAAGAAATGACTGAACGCAAGCGCACAGCATCAGAGTTGGGATTGGTAGTCGGTAACGTCTACAAAGTGGTTGGTGACAGCGGACATGAATCGCGGTTCCCGGTAGGAGCGGAAGTTCGCTTTATCCACGACGACACCACAAGCTGCCCGAAGTTTGAAAACATCGCTACGGGTTACAAGGGCTTCGCATACGCAGAGGCTATGGTAGCCGAAGAAAAAGTTGAGAAAGCCATGGAAAATACTGCAACGGAAGTTGCGCCGCTGAAGAACTACATCATCGACGTTACGGACGTAGAAACCACTGTCCGTGTCGGCAAGCTTCTGAGTTCGGACCAGCTCAAGCGTATCATCGACATTCTGGGGGAGTGATGGTAACAATCGAAGGTAAGTACGGAATCAAGGCTACCATCCTTGCTGACTCTATCAGTAAGGCGGGCGTCCGGTTCCTGACGTTCGAAATCGAATACCCGCGTCTGGTGTTGGCGGAACTGAACACGCACCGGATGCTGTCGAAGAACAGCTTCAGCTCACGTGCTGTACCGTTCCTGAAGATGCTCAAGCAACTGCTGGGCCGTCCGTTCCGTTTCGGTGCAAACCAGAGCGGTATGCAGGACAAGGGCGAAGACTTCGATGCGAAGGTAGACATCGGCAGGGCAATGCGCTTGTCGCATGGTTTCGAAACGGACCCGGAACAGGCGTGGGAGTGTGCGAAATCGGATGCTGTCGAGTGGGCAAAGGCTTACTACGAGGCAGGCTACCACAAGCAAGTGTACAACCGTTTGCTTGAACCATTTCAGATGATGAAGACGGTGCTGAGCGGCACTGAGCTTGAAAACTTCTTCTGGCTCCGCGACCATGAAGCTGCTGATCCGACTCTGGCAGAACTGGCCCGTGTGATGAACGAGGCACGTAAGGCTTCAATCCCGAAATCGTTGGATGCCGGGGAATGGCACTTGCCATACGTCGATACGATCTGGGTAAAGACAGAGTCCGACGAGTTCCCGCGTCAAGCATTCTTCATGGATGATGTCGAAATTCCGCTGGACGTAGCGATCAAGGTATCATGTGCCCGCTGCGCTGCTGTCAGCTACCGTAACGAAGGCTACGGACTGGAGAAGTCGCTGGAAGTGTACGATCGTCTGGTAGGTGACGAGAAAAAGCATGCTTCTGCGTTCGAACACTGTGCTACACCAGTACGGGAATGGGGTTACTACCCAAGCAGCGCTCGTCCGGGCTGCAACTTCGAACAGAACCATCCGTGGGTTCCGTACACGTGGGAAGAAGGCATCACACACGTAGATCGTCAAGGGAAGCTGTGGTCGGGCAACCTGAAGGGCTGGCGGCAATACCGCAAACTCATTCCGGGAGAGAACTATGTTGGAGCGTCAGCTTAAAACGATAGGGCAACGGGCCTTGGTGCAAGCCAAAGCTTGTCCGAACACCCGCTCGATCATCATGTGTGGTAAGGCTACAAGCGAGAATGCCTTGTGGAAATTCCTCACAACGAGTAAGATATCGGGCTTCACGTACGATGCTCGTAGCCGTTCGATTACCCATAAGGACGGTGGTAAGGTTATGTTGCGGCATGCCGACAGGAATGTCCGCGATTATGCCGGATACCAGATTTCACATCTCTGGATTGATGAGTACGTGAAGCCCGAAGCGCTGGAGTTTATGCGTTGCAGGATACGCTCGACGCTTGAGCAAAAAGACCCGATGGGAGTGTATTGCTACTACGGAAGGAAGGAGTGAAATGAACTGGGCTGATTACGTTTATTACGACGAAAGTAGCTCTACCTGTCTGCGGTGGAAAGTTGACATCATGTGGGGAGCCAACCGGGACCAGATCAGGTGTGCAAAAGGCTCAACTGCTGGGACTAAAAATAGTTACGGCTACTACAGAGTGACGGTTACACCGGAAGGGCGAGGTAGGACGAGCAACGTTGCACACCACATTGTCTGGTGGTTGCATGGGCAAGAGATACCAGAAGGTTACGAAATAGACCACAAGGACGGGGATGAAGGGAATAATCGATTCTCCAATCTCCGCGCTGTGACCAAGGCCGTTAATGGGCGAAATAAGAGAAAGACTAAAGGCCGTGAAGGTATAGCGTGCGGGGTTTATTGGAGGGAATCTAAACCGGGACGCCACGTAGCAGTAGCGACGTGGTATGAGCTTGACGGTAGGCAAAGGACTAAAGTGTTTTCAGTGTCGAAGTACGGACTGCTACCTTCCTACGCTAAAGCTGTCGAAGCTCGTGAACAAGCTATTTCAAGGCTTAACGCGGAAGGGGCAGATTACACAGAGAGGCACGGTAGATGAGCGATAACAAGTGGGGCTTAGACATGAGCTATGCCCATACGACTGCCTGCCCTCGTTGCAGACGAGAAGGGAGAGATAGTGCGGGCGACAACTTAATGATCTTCGGGCCGGGGAAGGGAGCACATTGTTACGCATGCACCTTCACCATCCTCAGTGACGAAGAGAAAGAAGCACGCGGCATTGATGATGAAGAGGAAGAGGATGAAACCGTGAGTACGAAAGAACCACTAACGAAAGAAGAAAATGAACAAATCAAGACATACACCGGCATCAAATCGAAGGGTTGGCGTGGCATCAAGGACGATACGAACAAGTTCTTCGGTGTCCGCTACACCTACGACGAAGAGACTGGTGAACCGGACGCACAGTATGTCCCTACCACTATCGGCGGAAAGCTTGTCGGATACAAGGTGCGACAGTTCCCTAAAGACTTCAGCGGTCCCGTTGGAGTTGTTGGTAAGGACTGCGACCTCGTGGGGCAATTCCGGTTCCCCAATGGTGGCCGTGTAGTCGTCATCGTCGGCGGCGAGGTAGACCAACTGTCGGCCTACCAAATGCTGGCGGAGTATCAAGAGTCGAAAGGCTATGATGCTGTCCCGGTCGTGTCCCCTACCGTTGGCGAAGGCGGTAGCGTCAAGCAGATTCAAGCACAGTACGAATGGTTCAATAAGTTTGACAGGATCATCATCGGACTGGATAATGATGACGCTGGCGACAAAGCCATGCACAAGTACGCAAAGGTGCTTCCGAAAGGTAAGGTGTACGTAGCAAAGTGGTCGAAGAAAGACCCGAACGCTATGTTGCAAGCAGGGCTGGAGAGGGAGTTCGTCAACAACTACTTCAAGGCCAAGCCGTACACGCCGGATGGTATCGTAGGGTCGAGCGGGCTGGGTGACAAGATTCGTGAAGCAGCCGGGATGAAGAAGATTCCGCTACCTCCGTTCATGCACAAGCTGCAAAAGATGATGGCTGGCGGGTTCCCGCTCAAGACCATTATCAACCTCGGCTCTGCGTCTGGTACTGGTAAGTCTACGATTGTGGACGAGATGACGTACTACTGGATTTTCAACAGTCCATACAAGGTAGGCATCGTTACGCTCGAAAGCGACAGCGGACAGTACGGTACGAAGATTCTGAGCCGACACGTCGGACGGAAGATCGACCTGATCGAAGACGAAACGGACAAGCTGGCATACCTCGACTCGGACTATGTGCGGGAGAAGGAAAAAGAACTGTACTTCATGCCAGATGGTACGGATCGCTTCTATCTTATCGAGGACCGGGATGGTGGCCTTGAGTCGATGAAGGCGAAGATCGAAGAGCTGATTATCGCTTGCGGTTGTCAACTCATCATTCTGGACCCGTTGCAGGACATTCTGGACGGTATGACGAACGAAGAGCAAGCTGTCTTCCTCCGTTGGCAGAAAGGGATGTTGAAAAGCCACGATGTAACATTCATTAACGTGAACCACGTACGTAAAAGTGGAGGTAATCAGAAAGCCAACTCCACCGGGGCTGATCTGTTTGAGGAAGATATGCAGGGCTCGTCTTCCATTTTTAAATCCGGGGCATGCAACCTTCTCTTTACGCGTAACAAAGAGGCAGAGGACGAGATTGAAAGAAATACTACCCGCATGAAGGCTAGTAAGATTCGCTGGACAGGTAAAACTGGTATCGCTGGGGAGTATTATTACGATAACGTTAGTCATACTATGTACGATAAAGACGACTGGATGAGTAAAAATGGAACGAAGGAGTTCTGACGGGAAATACGGAGAAGACTGGGCACGCGTGTTCACATACGATGCGTCCAGTCCGTCCGGCCTAATTTGGGCTGTGGATCGGGAAAGAGGCGGTAAGCTCGGAAGGTACGTATTCATACATAGAGGGGATGCCGTTGGAAGTTTGCAAGACGGCTACTGGAGTGTAAGAACTAACGCCTTCACTCAAGCTTACACTCCTTATATGGTGCACAGGATCATATGGGAACTTCATAACGGACCGCTTTCAGAAGGAGATGAAATAGATCATAAGGACGGTAATCCATCCAACAACGCTATAACCAATCTCCGAAAAGTGACTGGCGGGGTAAATTGCAGAAATCAGCGTAAGAGAAAAACGAACAATACGGGAATCACAGGAGTTTCGTACACGTTTACAGGGCGAAACAATTACTTCCAAGCATTTTGGAACACGCTAGAGGGAGAACAACGTAAGAAATCGTTCAATATCGACAAGCTAGGCATCATGGTAGCCTTCCGTAATGCCTGCCAGTATCGAGAGGCCCAAATCAATAGACTAAACAGCCAAGGTGCAGGATATTCCGACCGCCACGGCGTTTGACACACGTACGTAGATAGCTTACACTACGTACTTCCAATCAACCAAGGAGAAAATTATGACGCAAGCAACCAATCAAATCACGTCGAAGTTCAAAGATACATTCGTAAAACTGCACGGAGGCTCTACAGGTGAAGCCGAGAAGGCATACTTCGCTATGGGCTTCCGGTGGGGCTTCGGCAATCCTCGTCAAGTTCATGATTACTCCCCGGCGGCATACATCCGCGTGGACGACGAAGGCACTATTTGGCACGCATCGGGCACATCTCCGAAAGTTCCAAGTTCCGCTGTTGTGAAAGGCCCGCAACGTGAAGTGACGCTGGACGAGCTGAAAGCTGCTGCGGAAGAAGTGAAAGCTATCAAACGCGAGGAAAGCAAGGCTTCCAAGAAGCGTCGTGCGCAGCGTAAATGGGATGCTACGGCTACCAAGAAGACTCACAACACTATCCCTGTCCGAAAGGATGTTCTGGTGTCTGTTCGTTTTCGTAACGGCAACACGGAAACTGGACGAGCCGGTTATTTCTGTTGGTACGATTTCGGCGGCTTTACCATCGAAAGCTACAAAGTGCTGACGCCGAATAAGCACAAACCGAAGCCCGCAGTAAGCGAGTGGATCGAGTGGAAAGGTGGAAAAATGCCGGTCGTTGCGGGAACATTGGTGGAGATACGTTTTAGCGATGGTGATGAGCTTCTGGCAACCGCAGCAGATACGTATTACTGGGACTGGAAACAAGATGGTAGTGGGGGCGATATCGTAGCGTACCGCATCCAACCGGAAAGCGAACAGATGAAGACCGTAACACAGGAACAGATGGTTGTTGATCTGGTACAAAGTATGGGCAAATCGATTGCCCTTGAAGTCGGTTCGCTATCAGCTCTAGGCACTGGTCCGGGCGTCATTACAACTGGAACGATCAACACGGAAAGTACGAAGCCATTTGGTATCGATTGGACTGGTAATGTGCAACCTGATACGAATGTGGCTCCAGACACAAACCCGAAGCGTCAGTACGGCGTGTCGTCGGTGCCGTTGAATATGTGGAGCCCACTGGCGACTGCGTACGGCGCACTCGGTCTGTACAATGGTTCACTGAAGTACGGTAAGGCCAACTTCGCGAATACGCCCGTAGAGGCGAGTATCTACATCGCTGCCGCAATGCGTCACTTGCTGGCGTGGGCATGCGGACAAGAAGACGACCCGGCTGACGGTGTTCCTAACCTCGGCGGTGTGTTGGCGAACATCGCTATCTTGCTGGAAGCTCGTGCTGCTGGCATGCTGATCGATGACCGCCTCCGTATGGCTGGCTACCTGAAGGAACTGGACATGCTGAAGGCCAAGGTGAAAGCCCTCAACGAGCTGCATGCTGGGAAGAACCCGAAGCATTACACGCTGGATCAGAAATGATTTACTTCCTAGCATTCATTACGAGCTTCTTGAACATTGGATTGCGTTCGTTCCAACAATTGAACGTGATGCACAAGAAGTATCTTTGGATTCTGCCGACGAGCATGGTGATGGCTGTATGTGAGGCTATCATCCTGCTCAACGTCGTCCACAACGGAATGGGGTGGGTTGTCTTGGCAATCGGCCTCGGAGGCGGGCTTGGTAGCATTACGTCTACCTTCCTGCATGGCAAACTACACAAGAAAGGGTAACTATGCTACTTGCACTCATTATCGTGTTCACACTCCTGCTCGTTCTGGCAGACGATGCGGCGAGCTTCCTGTTCCTGCTCATCTTGATCTGGATCATCAGCGAAAGCTGCTGATAACAAGCCACCTTCGGGTGGCTTTTCTTTTTGTGAAGGGCTTGCATACGTAGCGCTTCTTACGTATAATGCTCTCACTAACCAACCAAACGGAGAACACATGAAACCTACCGAACAACAACTGAACTGTATCGCCGCAGCGGTCAATCACATGATTGTGAAGATCGAAGCAGGCGCAGGCAGTGGTAAGACCTCGACCCTGAAGCTGGTGTCCGGGGAAGTGCAGGAGATGTCGCTGTACGTAGCATTCAACAAGGTTACGGCTACCGACGCAGCCGAGAAGTTTCCGCAACACGTCACGTGCAAGACGACGCACAGCATTGCCTACGCCAAGTTTGGCCGTAGCCTGCAAGACAAGCTGACCCGTCCGAAGGGTGGCTACGTCAACGTGGCATTCACCGGCACGGAAATCGCTCGCTTCTACAAGATCGGCTGCATCA